TATCTCTGTTTTCTAAGAACAATACGTCTTGTATATACAATTCGTCTGAACCTATACTAGCACTTGTATCATCTTGATATGTTCCAATGTATTTGTGAACAAACACACCAGTACCACCGGCATTAATAAATTCGGCAGTTGCTCTGTCTATGAAGTCATAGTCATTGGTTTTGTACTTGTTCCACAGTTGTATTCTTGGCATAATGTACTATTTATCACTTTGTGGAATAACGGTTCAGGGTACTGATAAATATATGCATGTCAAAATATGTGAATAAGTCTTTTTGTATTCTTCCCTGGATACACATGCACCCAACACCCAACGGAGATTCAAGATTATGTTGTATTGGTGGTACTATGGGAAATCTAAATGATAACACACCAGAAGAGATATGGAATAATGACAATTACAAAAGAATAAGACGTAAT